GCGAACTTCAATCGTGGCTGATAGGCCATTGGCCGCACCAGGCGGTATAGTACCAATACCGCTAGACGAAATGGTCACTGTGCCTGTGATACCTGTCTGCGATATGATGCTCCAAGTTGTTGTTGATGACACATCAACACCACCGCGCCGACGAATAACGGAAATGGTCTTGGGCAACTGACCAGCCGATAGGACACCAAGATAGTCAGCGGCAAAGGCCACTGGGGCAACCTGATCGAGCGATGGCACAGCATTGGCCGTAACGTCAGCATTATCCTCTGGCTTGTCGCCATTATCGTCAACAATCCCAGACCAGTCAGCCGTTGTGCCAGCGACATCAATCCCAAGGATGAACGGGCTGTTGAGCGGATTGTAGACCGTAGGAGCCGTTGGCGTCACTGGGGCAACGTCATCACGGTCCCATGCGTAGATAGCAGCGTTCTCTTCGACCAGTGCAAGCGGCACTTGGCCGTCAAAGCGAATTTCTTGGCTCACCACGCGCAAGGGCTTGTTCGACCAGCCGAGCGCCTCAAGGCTGAGAAGCACAACGTCACCGACCTGACAGCCGAGCGCCTTGGCGTTAAACACAGCCGACAGCATACCGCGATACTGGTTGCGCTGAAGTATCTGCTTTGCGATCCGCTGCGCCCTGCGTCCGTCTTCGACATAATACAGGTCAACGCTCATCACGCGCTCAACGCCATCAGGCGATGCGAAACCGACCTCTGGGTAATCGACAAGCTGGTAAAGGCTGTTCTGCGATGGGTCGATGAAGCGGCCACGGGCAATGTTGTAATTCTCAGTCAGGCCACGGGTCTGCTGCCAATCGAACTCGCCCAGCATGTCCGCCTCGTCCAGTTGCAGAGTATAATCCGCAAGGTCGTTCTTCATGACGGTCAGGGTCAACTTGCCACCGCTGTCACGAAGGGTGGCGTTCATCGACATTAAGAAGTTGTTGATGATGTCCATGCGATCATCAGCGTCAGACGCTGTGCCGCTGGTCCGATAGCGTTTCTGCGTTCCGCCTGTCGCAAGGGTCACGCTCTCATCGCAGATGTTTGCAGCCGTGATGAACGACTCCATATCGATGCGGGTGTAAGGAACGCCAGCGCCTACGGACAACTTACCGTTAATCTTCCAGCCCAGAAGCCACCAGAGCAACTGAAGCGCAGGGTTGTCGGTATCGTCGGCGTCCGTATAGGAACCCCAAGTCGTTTGATTTGTGGCGCGGTGCGATCCTGAGCCGCCGGGGACAGTGCTATCTTTGCGTGGGTCGTACAGCGCAGCGCCGTCACCGATCACAGTCACACGGCTTGGTAGACCACCGACCAATGGGCTTTCAGCCGTCTTGGTGTTGCCTGTGCGTTTGATGCGCAGATGCAAATAGGCGCAGCCTGTCAGGCGACGAGTTGATCCCCATTTGCCACCGCCGTTGATGTCTATGTAATTGGCGCTCGTGCCTTCGGTGCGCGTTGTGACTGTCAGATAGCCAGAATATGTCGAACTGACACCGCCGCTGGCTGACCATGCCAACTTCTCTTCAAACCAAATCTCATCGATAGATTTCACTTTATGCGCTGCGTTGCATATAATGTAATCGACATATTCTTGGTTCGTGCCACTGGATTCATGATAGCGCAGATCAAGAGGCATAGCCGTAGTGCCAAACACCGCCTTGCGTGGCGTGCTTGGGTCAAGGCTGACGTTTAGGCGAGAAAGTTGTGTCTTAGGCGCTTTAGGACCAAAGAATTGAGAACTGACACCTGTGAGAATGGCGGCAGCAGCCATTCCAAGAAACATAGAGCCTAAGCCAGCCGTAAAAGCAACCCCTGCGATTACTGTACTACCAGCGGCTGCGGTTGCGCCAGCGGCCAATATGGATGCGCCGCCAGTGGCAAAAGCCAAGCCGATAAAAGCACCAGCAAGTACAACACCTTTGATCACCTTACCCACGGCCAACACTCCAGCACTTGTCCCACATGGCGCGTGGGATTTTCTCTAAGCCGTCATCGGAAACGAAATAGGCGAAGCCGCCCATCACTACACCAACAGAGTCGTCAAAGAAAGCCAAGTCGCCTCTTTGTGCGTGGCCGATTGCAACCTCTGGAAACTTTCCGTCGAGCGTTGCTTCCAGCGTCCCTGCTCCGATCTCTTTGATGACCTTTAGGCTACCCTTGAGACTATCGTATTTGCCACGGAACTCAGGTATAGGGTCTTCGCCTGTAATCTGAAGCACAGCGCCAGCCGCAAACAAGCAGCAATCATTGACGCCATACTCAAACGGTTCATGGCGCTTTATCGCTATGTAGTTGGCTAGCGCGTCTTCCCAAGCTGGTACTCTCATCGCTCCATCTCCCGACCACCGCCTTCAAAACCGCCGCCCGGTCCACCGCCGCCATAGCTATACGACCCTGCTGCCCCCATGCCGTTGGCCGCAGAGATAGATGCCTCGCCGCTAAGGTCGCCGGAATCAAATATGTTCTGGATCAGGTATGTCTTATTCTGTGCCCCTGCGATGCTGACCAGATAGTTCTCAATCGTCAACGCCACGACTTGACTATCTGCCGAGCCAGTTATGCCGACCTCGTTCATGTAGCCAGTGTAATATGGGATGATTGAGCCTATTTGGGTCTCGTTCTCGTCAACGCAATAGAACCACAGCCGAGCAGTGCGCCCTTGCCAGCGGGTCTTGTCGCCAATGATGTTGAGAAAGTCGGACGAACGCACGCGGATCAGTTCTTCATCGCGTGTGAAAATATAGTCACCGTCGCGCTCTTGCAGATAGTCAAGGTTGACAATCAAGCCACCCAAAGAGATTGACACCGTGTCGGAGCCTGTCTCGTTGTGCTTCACAGCCGACACGTTGATCAGTTCGTGGTTGAAGCTGTCGTATGTGCCATCCAACTCAGCGTCACCTGATCCAGAGATGACCTTGTCGTAAAGGCCGCTGGTCCCACGCAGCACATCGCCGTCAAAGTCGGCATAGATCAGCACGCGCCAGTTGACGATCTGCGCATTAAGCGCCGCTTGGGTGGTTGCATCCACCATTAGAAGGACTCCCGAAGATTCAGCGAGAGGCTATACACATAGCCGTTCTCAACCGAAAGCGTTGGCTCCTCTACCATATACATTAAGCAATACGGGTTCTTGTACTCGATGGCGGTGTTGTCAGCCACAGGCACGCGGACAGGTGGCTCCACATTAAGCGTGCCTTGCCCAGAGCCGTTCGTTACGAAATCAGCCGTCAGTTGCAGAAGCTGATTGTTGATCGTGACGAACTGACCAGCGTAGAGCAAAGTTGCGTTACCCGGCCAACCGTCTGTAGCAATCGCCCGACCCGTCTGGTTTACACCGTTTGTGGTTGGCAGACTGCCAAGAGTAGACTGAGGCGTGGGATCAACAGGCACTTGGAAATCGTTAGCTTTCCCACGGGCCTTGGCTATGAACGAGCGCCACGGATTGACATTTGCGCTTCCCACAATTGGGGGCAATGACAGTTGGCACTCCCACCAACCACGGCCAGATGCGATGGTCTGGCGGCGACCAGTCCATTCCGACACATTGGTCTGCGATGGCATGACCAAGCGCCATGTCATGCCATTGGGCTTAGGGGACGAAGGGAAGGATATTGTTGCCATTACTGCATAACTCCACCGAGGCGCGGCCTACGAAGCCCTGCAACCGTGCGCGACTCTGCCGCAGCGATAATGGCTGGAGCAGCTTCCATAATGCCCTGCTGCACCTGAGCGCGAACAGCCGCTGGGTCTGAAGCACCACGCGCATCGACATTGACGCTTATATTATTTCCACCGCCGCTGGGCAGATTGCGATTAGGGATGATCGTGCCGCTGCCGCCGGGAATGAACAACTCTGCACCTTGCTCACCGACCATGTAAGGTTTGTTCTTTGCGACAGAGCCGCCTCTAGCCCGACCAGCCAAGTTGACCGAACTGCCGAAACCCGCGCCGCCATAAGGCGCAGGAGTGCCTGTCAAGCCGCCAATTGCGCCGCTGACCATGCCGACAATCTGCTGGACAACAAACAAACGGAACAACTCGTCGATCACCGCGCTGATAATACCGCCCATTGCGTCTTTAAACGATGTCGCACCTGTCAACATGCCCTTGAAGGCATTGCTGACGCTCATGCCAATGGCTTTGAACGAATCATTCAACTCTTCGTTCCTAGAAATGATTGCTTCCATCTCTTTGCTTAAGGGCACTTCATCAAAGTTGGAAACTATGTCCTTAATCATAGTCTCAGCTTCTTTGACATCAGCCTTTAGCATGTCGCTATATTGGTTCATCTCAATCGACTCCACAGCAGCCTTAAACGGCGCAATGGTGGCCTTCTGTCCAGCCTTGGACAGTTCCATGAAGTCTTTTTCCAATTCAGCAATTTGCCGCTGGTAGGCGGGAAGTTCCTTCATTCCCACTTTGCCAATCTTGTCCATGAAGTCTTGGATTGATTTTTCTTCTTTTTTACGCGCAGCTTCGGCTTCTTTTGCAATACGATTGGCTTCGGCAGCCGCTCTTTTTGCAGCAGCCAAACCCTTCTTTGCGTCTTTTTCAGCTATATCATTGGCGCGTTCCAGCATGTCACCCTGCCTATTAGTTAGGCTGAGTTCCAATGCACGCATTGCATCTTCAATCTCGTTTAAATCTTCTCTTTCTTTTTTAATTGTACCTTCATTGTCTTGAAAATACTCTCTTATTTTACCAAAAATCGAAATACCGGGGGCGCGAAGAGCAGTCCCCATCGTCTGCATTGTTTTGTTCGCTGCAATATTTGCCCTCGCAGCTTGAATCCGCAGTCTAGCAGCTTCAATTGATTTATTTGCAGATGCGATGTCGGTATTTGCTAATCGTATGGCCTCCTGTTGACCAACCAAATAGCTATCTACGTTTTTACCCATTGCTTGATCAATTCGCGCACGGGCGACAACAAGATCACTAGCGATCTGGGCTAAGTTTCTTTCGCGCTTTTCAAGTTTTTCTGCTTCTTCAGCAGCCTTTTTAGCAGCCTCACCTGTGTTAAATAGACTTTCTATAAATGGCGCAAGCACCATCGTTCCTATAACAACGGCAGCACCGAAAGGTCCGGCAAGAAAACCACCAATCCTACCAGCAATGCCACCCATTTGGGACATGGCGTAGCCAACTTGACCAATCTGTTGGTTAAATGCTTGGATGGGGCTTGCGCCAGTTGATACGCTGGTCGCAAAGTCATTGATCTGCATACCAAGTTGCTGAGTGCCTTGGCGGTTTTGACGAAGCGCCCGTGATTGCGCATCAAGCGCACTATTGTAACGCACACCATTGCGGATTACAGCATCAGTGGATGAGGCAAGGCCAGCGTTAGCGGATTTGAGTTGTTCAGTCTCTTTGCGCAGCGAGTCAACAGAAGATATTAGCTTCTGAAGCTGCTCCTGCCCAGAAACCTGAGCCGCGAATAGAAACTCAACTCTTTGGTCCTGAGCCACGCTTTTTCTGCCTCTCTGCGTCCAGCTTAAAGTAAGCGACCCACTCGTTATACTCGTCTATTGAGATTTCTTCAATCTCTGAGATGCTTTTGCCAAGCCGATCCGCCAAGGTCAGTAAATTGAACCTAAACGGATCGTCTGTTAGTTTTTTTCATGCTCCTCGACGCTGGTTCCGCTCATAAGCGCAGCGGCCACAGTCGAGATAACACCAACTTCTTCACGCATCAGAATGGCCTTGTCTTCAAGCGTGAATAGCTTTTCACCTTGGCCGTTCTCCGCCTTGAGGATGATCAGATCGACCATCGCCTCAAACGAAGCGTTATTAAGGAACTGGGGATGCTTGCGCTGGATGCGGTTCAATTCACCAGCAAGCAGGGGGCCGTAATAAACTTTTTCCGGCGACCCCTTCTCACCCCATTCTGCGACCTCGATATGCGTCTTGGTCGATGTACGCTCTGCAATACGCTTTGAAATACTCATAAACTATATCCTTTGAAATTAGACCGTAGCAGCACTAAGTGAACCAGTACCTTGAAGAGTGATTGTGGATTCAACCATGCCGTCAAAGCTGCCCGTGACAGTTTTGCCAGTTACGATGGCGCTACCTGTTAAGTAGGTGTCACCGGATGACGCACCTTCTGGCATGAAGCGAACAGTCACTTCTGAGCCAACGACGAGAGCGCCTTGACCAGTGCTGTCGGTTTCATCCCAAAATACGTCAACCGAACCCGTCCACGCTTTCAACGTGGTTTTGAAGGTGCGGTAGCTATCACCCATTGAAGTGTCTTCCGCAGTGTCAGCGGTTTCTTCAACCGAGTAGGAACGGATTTCAAGGATGCTGTTGGTTGATCCAACCTTAACAGTTCCCTCAGAGCCAGTATGCGTTGCCATCTAAATAGTCCTTACGCCAAGGTGGATAGCGTCAAAGCACCAGTGCCTTGAAGCGTTATTGTGGATTCGACCATACCGTCGAAGCTGCCTGTTACGGTCTTACCTGTAACGATTGCGCTTCCGGTATAATATTTTTCAGAGACACCAGCCGAAGCGCCTTCTGGAAAGAAGTTCGCAGTCACCTCAGAACCAACCGCAAGAGCAACCTGACCGTTTGTGTCGGTTTCATCCCAGAACACATCAACCGATCCGGTCCATGCCTTTAGCGTGGTTTTGAACGTGCGATAGCTGTCGCCCATCGAAGTATCTTCGGCGGTGTCAGCGGTTTCCTCAAGCGAATAGGAACGGATTTCAGCAATGGCGTTCGCGCCAACCTTAACAGTTCCCTCTGAACCAGTGTGCGTTGCCATTACTCAGTCTCCTCTTTAGCCGCTGGCTTCGCCTTGGGCTTTTCTTTGACGGGCGTCCAGCCGATCTGAGCATAGCGGTCTAGATCAACTTCACAGGCAAGTATCTCATCGCCAGTTTTGTTATAGACTTTAACCATTTTCATCGTGCTGTCTCCACATCCGTTATGCTGGTGATGTATTCTACGGTGTAGACCAGCCTTGCGGATGCAATTGATTTTTCGCCTTCTACATTAATATCTATCTCAGTGCTAGTCAAAATGCAAGATTTGGCGAGGCCATTAAGAGTGAAATCCGCAGCGATGGCTTCTTCAGCCGATACGCAGATGGTATCAATGGAATCCGACACCGCAGTGCTGGCCCCCTTGATCACAATATCAATCGCCACATTGATGACCCGGCGCAGCGTGCGAGTGCCGACTGTAATCAGCGAACTGCTCTCGTCCATCGTGTAGACGCAGATGGCTGGCAGCTTGGCATCGTCAAGCGCATAGCGCCGCATCTTGTAGACGTTCGCGCCAGTGGTAGGCAAACCTGTTACCAGTGTCGCAACACGGTCCCTAATCTGTTGCCTCACATGGCTCATATTATACCTTTTCGAGTATCAGCGTCGATACGCCAGTGCCGTCGGTCAAAACAACGCGAACAGTGTAACTGACAGTGCGAATGACAATCGCGTCCCCGTCAGCCGCCAAAGGAACATCAGCCGTGCGGCAAACGAACTGGGGCGATGGGATTGTGATGTCGATCAGGTCGGTAGCATTGCGGCTGGCCTGTGGCTCGTCAAAGATGCCAGTCACAGATACAGCATTGCCACCCACTCGCGTGTAGGTGGCAACCTCCGCAAAGTCATCGACCTCGAAGAAATCTAAAATATCAGCGGCGGACTCAACGCCCATTGCGCTTTGGTCCACGCGAGATCACGGGGTCACGATGCTCAACCTTTGGTGGTTCAGCAACACGGACCTCTTCGTAAATCTCCAGCTTATTATCGGCCAAAAGGACCAATGCTTCGCTGGCAGGAAGCGTGACAATATCACCCGCGTTAAGCGGACCTTGCGATGTAACAACGCCACGAACACATTTATATTGCATGAAAACCTCCTGAGAAGTCGGGGACCGAAATGACTTCCAAATTTCGGTCCCCAACATTTCTTATACCGTCGTTGTTGTAAGCGAACGAGACTGCGTTGCGAAGTGCAACGTCAACAGTCTGAAGCGCAACAACGCGAACAGTTCCGGTGCTGGATGCGGTGTAAGGATCAACCGTCAGGTCGAGACCACCCCACATGCCGATCAAGCAGTCAGCGAAGTTACCGAAGTATACGTTACCAGCAGTTGACTGCTGAGTGCGGATTACGTTGTAACCGTTGGCTTGACCACCTTCGAGGACGAACATGCCCGAACCAGCTTCCTTAGCTTTCGTC